CTTGACATAATTATCTGTGTCCGGCTTTGTCGTCGGCCGTATATACCTGAGTGACGCTTCCTCTCGCTTTTTCTTGCTGAAACTTTTCGGTATGGCTCGGAAAACTTTTAAATTCAAACAACACGCCTTGTCAATCGGTTTGAAGTCCGGATCTGACAGTAGCGGCTGCAACTCCAGTCGTATAAGCTGCTTGTATGACTTCGACTGAATCGGGTCATACGCTTTGACGAATCCTCCCTGTCGGGAAAATCTCGGCCGTCCTTGTGCAACCGGATTCCCGTATACGATTAACTCTATTTGATTCTCATCCTTGTAATATTTTACCGGCATTTACTCATCTCCTCGAAAACCTTCTTATTTTGACCTGTAACGAGTTTTTAATTACTCCGTGATAAAATTATCACAAGACATATAAAAACTCGCTACAGATACCAGATTTTTAATTTATCGGCTATTAAAACGGTAATTCTTCATCGACGGGTGTTCCCAAGTCCTCGAATCCGTTACCCTGCGATGCCGGTATTCCGTCTTCGGATTTCTTTTTATACGGGAACAAGGCCGTACCGGCGGCGGTTGCAACGACGTTGCTTGAGTATCTCGTTTCGCCGTCCTTTTCGTACTTCGACGTTGAGAAACGACCGAATACCCATACTCGTTGCCCCTTCGTCCACTGGTCCATGCCCTCGGCCAACGCTCCGAACGCCGTGAACGGAACAAAGTCCGCAACATCTTTCCACTCGTCGCCGTCTTTGATGCGTCTGTTGCACGCTACCGTTCCCCTTGCTACTGCCATTCCGTTTTTGCTGAACGATATTTCAATATCTCTTGCGAGGTTGCCCTCGAGTTGTACATTATTCATGTTGTTCCTCCTTAATCCTCGGCAAAGTCGACAATGTTGTAAGCCATATCAAGCCGCCTTATGGCTTCTTGTAAGTATTCTTTTGCCGCTTCCTGTTCATAATCATCGAGTCCGCAATCTTCGATTCGGTCCATTGCCGCTTCTACTGCGTCAATAGCTCCGGAGATACTAAATGTCACGTCGTCTATTGCCGTTTTATCTAGTGCCATGTTGTTCCTCCTTCAATTTGATTAACATTTCGATATACTGCTTGGCCTTCTGCAAGTCCTTAATCGCCGTACCCTTTGCCGGGTATCGGTACAGATACTTCACAGCCGCCCCCAGGTAATACGCTTCCTTTCCCTCGGAGCCTTGGGTAATATCTCCAATTATCTGTTCGCATTCCTTGCCTCGCCACGTGTAGTGATTCGGCTGCTTAATCTCATCTTGCCCGAATTCCGGTTGTCCGTTGACCGGGCTTCTGTGAATCGTTCCGTGTTCCATGACTGACCTCCATTAACGCTTTGTATATTCTCCGACACCTACTACTGCAACATATCGTTTTGGCTTTAATATCTTCTCGCCGCTTCCAGTAACTGAACTGCACCGAGCCTCCGCATATAGGGCATGTCCAGTAATCGTGCTGCCGCTTTATCTGTTCCGTGTACTTCTTTCGGCACGAAGGGCATAAACTACTATGCCCTTCGTATTCCTTACCGCATCCGACGCATTCCATTAGAACGGCTCCGTTTTTATCGGCTCTTCCTCTACGTCTAGCGATGCTGACATGACTAATTTACTTAACAGGTAACAACCCAACGCCTCTGCTTTCATCGCTTCTACTTCGGCATCTTTCAGGCTTATCTGGACGCTCGCTACCGCCATACCGAAACATTGTTCCTTTATCGGCTCTAGTCGTTCCCGAATACTTCGCAACGCCTCGGTCGTGGCTGTTATATCCTCGATAATCGCTTGTACATCTTCCTTTACTCTGTTCATGGTTTCCCTCCTAAACTAATACAATCCGTTCTACGACCTCGCCGGTCTTTGACAGGTAAAGCTGCACCGCATTCCCTTTCTCATCAATCGTGAACCCGTTCTGCTGATAGTGAATCAGTAACGGAAAGTTTCTACGAATGACGCTATCGGTAATATCCGGCCATAACCGTTTCGCAAACTCTCGTAATCGGTTCGGAATAGGTCGCTCGAACTCGCCTTTTTTCATTTTTTCGGCCTGTTCCATGAGTGCCTGAACGTTGACCCGTCCTCGAGGCTTTCTATATTCGGCGATTTTTAAAGCTGTCCGCTCGCTTTCGGCTCGGGCCTGTGTCTTCTTATCCAAGGCTTCTTTGAACGTCGCTAAGGACGGTAAAAAGCGTTCTCGGCTTATTACTTCTTCGACTACGTCTGCGACGTCCTGTTCATCATATCGGTTGAACATCCGGACGAAGTTGTCAAAGTACCGTTGCCGTTCGTCTTTATCTCTTAGGCCGTTCGGATATGACCCGACGATTAAATTCTCTATGAAGTCCATGCTGCCATTCGTGAACATGCTTTAGAACCTCCTTTGCTTTTTCTTGTGTTCCTCTCGTTCTCGCATAAACCGTTCCAGGTCTGCGGAACGTTCCGGATCTGACTGTTTTTCTGTTCTCTTCCCTTTGACTCCCTCGTCGTATCCGTTCGCTTCCCAGTTATTCAAAATCCCGGTGATATACGCCAGGCTTCTTTTGTTCCGCATGACGGCTCTTTCAATAGCTTTATGAACAAAAGCTTCACCATGAGTTTCAACCAAAGCAATAAGTTTATCCTTTTCAACGAGAGAGCTGACGGGATGGATATTAGAACTGTAATACCCCATAATTTCATCAGCCGCAGCGGAAATCCTTTCTTCTTCTTTACTTTCCTCTACTCTACTTTCCTTTACTTTACTTTGTGCTTGAATGTCGACATTTTCCTCTTTAATGTATACATTTTCTTCAGAAATGCTTACATCATGTATACATTTACGAAAAGAAGGTGCACTTGAATAAGCCTTGCTGATTCTCAAGTTTTTGAATTCAGAAGAATCGACCAGTAAATATCTTGCATCTACTTCTACATCTTTTCTCCTGATGCAGGCTTTCAAAAATCTGTCTTGTATGCCGCGAGATGTAAGTATTCCGAACGAGTCAAAAAGAGATTTGTTAAAGAATCCGCGTTTGACCAATTCATGCACGATCTCATTCGCTAAGCAAGGGGAAAATTCTTTTCCCGCGACTTTCGAAAACAAGTATGCTGAATCTTCATCCCACTTTATGAAGTACCCGTTACGATAAATCCGCGTGAGCAGACGTATCGCACATACTTCTCCTTTTATCCCGAACCTTGCCGAGACAAATTGAACCTTCTCATCATCAAAGAAGTCGACATCCAAGGGAAAGAAATCTAATCCCTTTTTCATGTCATCTGCCTTTCTGGCGATTTATAGATATATCGGCGGAGCCGAATAAAGGACGGCTCCTGTCGTCTTGCTAACTTTCGTTACATTGAATCTCTAAAACACATATACTTCTGCGCCGGTTTGTTGTTGTACCTGCGCTTTAAACCCTGCTGCATCGCTGTTTGAATCACTGAGGTGCAGCAAGTAAATCTGTCTTACTGTCTTCATCGCATTGGCCTTGAGTAGCTGTAGCAGGGTCTCTATACTCATATGCGTCTGTATAACCCGCTCCGCCAAACACACAGACACCTTCTTTGCTCTTACCTTATCCATAATGATTTCCTGCTCATAGTTTGCTTCAATGAGTAGGTGTGTTACGCCAGTAAACGTGTAGTCTACATACGCCGTATCGGTAATATAGAGTAACTTCTCTGCCGTTACAGTGGATTTTATTTGATATCCATAACACGGTACATCGTGATGTACGAAAAAGGCGGTAATATCCAGTGTCTGTATATGTAACATACACTGCGTATCTACCACGGTCACGGTAGGAAACAGCACCTGCAAATCTTCGGGTCCGTATACCGGTATACCTCTGCGGGATAATTCCGGAATGGCTTTACTGTGATCGCCGTGCCGATGTGTAACCAGGCACCCATCAATATCACCCGTTTTAAAACACAGTCCCTTCTGTATACGCTTAAATGGGATACCGGCATCAAGGAGCAGTGCTGTATGCCCGTCACTGATACGGTAGCAATTGCCGCTGCTCCCCGTCGCCAATATACGAATATCCATTAGAACTGCGGCCCATCGGAGGGTTGCGGCGTTGCTTTTTCAGCAGGTACTTCTTCCGGAGCTTCAAAGAGTTCCGTTAAATCTTCTTCCGGCTTCTGAGATGCGGCTTGAAGAGCTTCCGGTTCGTTTTCTTCAAGCGGAATGCGGTTAGCCGTTACGTTTATCTCTTGCCGCATTTCATTTGCCGTTTCCTGTAAGCGTTCTTCCTGCTGTTTCATGTACTGATAGGATGCGTCCACTTTGCGCGGATCCAATGTGATGTGCTTGCTGCTGTATACCTCTCTGATAAGCGTCTTACGGCACATTTCTTCAAGCCAGCCGTCAACTTCGACTTCCTGCTTCTTGCCGTTTTTCCACTCCGTTTTTGTGCCGCCCCAGAAGTTGGCACTAGCATACTGCGGTTTGCGCTTCAGTATGGCAGACATCGGCATAATCACTAATTTATTACGGCTGGCGTCGTCATATTCGATATACCCGAACCCGCCTACAATATCACCGCGATTAAACGGATTAGTGATAACAAATTCATAGCTTTCTACAGGATTGGTCCGGCTTTTCATGAGAGGCGTAAATGTATCCGTGCTGTGCACCAACTCTATAGTGACCGCTTTCGGTTTTACCAATGCGTAATTTTCGGCAACATATTGAATCCCGGCATAGCCTATCATTAAAGTAATGTCGTATAATTGAGTCTTTTTATTCAGGTACGGTATGGGGCTAATATGGTTAGGCTGCATCATATCCAGTCCCAGGCGAGCATAATGCACAACATCTCGGGACAGCTCCGGAAGATTCACGTTCGCCCAGGTATACGGCACCGTATTGTCGTAAGTATGATCCTTGTTACTTTCATTCTTACGCACACGCTCTTCTTCAGCCGTATTCAAGGCCCTATCAATGCCAATGAAATAGCCTTGAATTAATGACCGCTGGTAGTCCGTAATCTGTAATTCTCCGGATGAACTACCAAACTCTTGCAGTACTTTGGCAGTAAAACGACTACTGAGACTCATTTCATTCGTAACATTTTGCATTTCTTGTTTCTTTGCCATTTCGTAACACTCCTTTAATTTTCTACTCGAATTTGTATATCTTTTTCCGATACGATTAATCGAACCAGTTGTTCTTTTATAGCAATCGGGCGGCTGACACTTTCGGCCCGGTCCATAATAACCGGCAAGTCGGTCCCGTAAAACTCGTTGAGTACGTCAATAATTTCCAGTTCCGCATTGACTTTATTAGCCGTATTCACGGATTTGTATCGTACCCATTCACCGGCGGCGTTCTGTACTGTCGGATCACAAATTTCTTTAAGGCCGCCGTTCACTTGGTCCTCAAAGAGCTGGAAGTGTACGGCCCGGAACCGGCTGTTAATCTTATCCGTAATCATACGGGCCTTAATGCGCGTGTATTCCTCGCAAAGATGGATGCCGTATTCCAGCTGTTCTAATGTGGTGGCTTTCTCTTTCTGCTCGGCCTGCAGCTCTTTAATTCTCTTTTTACCTTCCTTCTCTGCTTCAATCACGCTGAAGTGTGCATTGGCTTCCTGTATCTGCTGCGTAACTTCTTCAATCTGTATGTCCTGCAGCCTTACGGCATCATTCGTAGCATTGGTTCCAGCTTGTAACTGCCGCTGAAATCTTGTAATGGTCTGCTGTATTTCCTTCGCCTCACTCGTATCGTCAAATGCAGGGCGTATGACACGCTGCCCTTTTAACTCTTGCAGCTGTTCTACCAGTAGCTTCTCCTGTTCCTTGAGCATTGATACCGTATCCATTACCTGATTTTTATCTCGCTCCAGCTCTGCGATTCGGTCCTGACTGCAAGCTTGTCCACGCTTATTGATTTCTTCTTTACGCATGGACTGATTGAGATTAAACTCCTTACGCATGGCGTCGATTTGCGTAGCCGGCAAGGGTTGTTTACACGTCGGGCACGTTTCTTGATGGGGATCCCACTGCATAGACTGAACTTCAGCATATTCCTGTAACAGACGTTCCCGCTGTTCCTTCATTCGGGAAATTTCGTACTCAAACTTACGGACATCTTGTTCCGCCTCCTGCAGGCGACGAGAAACAGTAAGCTGTTCTCGTTGTTCGCACTCGATTTTCTGATTAATATCTTCATTCGCTGCTTGGGCGGCTTGAATGTATTCCGCTTGTTTGGTAGCGTAGTCGGTTTTGCATTCGGCAATTTTCTGCCGAATCAGGGCCTCGTTACCGCCGTCGGACTGTAGATCCTGTTTTTCTCGTTCCAGTTCCGCCTTTTTTTCCTCTAGGGCCTTAATCTCTTTCTTTAAGCCTTGAGCGTCCGGCACATTTTCCGGAATACCTCGGGTTACTTCGTCTATCCTGGCCGGCAGTATTTCCAGGTCTTTGTTGATTTTGCGCCGCTGTTCCACGGCTATTTTCTTGTATTCTTCTGTCGAGTACTGCTGTCCTTTTGTGCCGGGAATCATCAGGTATTCATTAAGGTCTTCCAGTTCAGACCGTTTCATAATTTCTTCTTCTTCCACATCCCCGCATACATCAAAGAGTATGCGGCGGCGCGTTTCCGTCGGCAGATCTTCCGTAAAATACCCGTGAATCATAAGCATTTTTACCTTCTCAAGTTCTACTCCGCAAATGGCTTCTATCAGGGCTGTATACTCTTTCTTTTTAGCCGGTACGCCGTTAATGCTGTAGTCTGTCGTATGCCCACTGAATTCTGCCGTAGGAGAGCCTTTTTTCTTCGTCCACACTTCATAATATTCTTTACCGAGGCTGACGATTTCGCCGTCGTTGTCGATGACTAGTTTTCCCGTGTGATGTACATCATGAGCCCCTGTTGTTTTCGGGTCAAAGTCCTTTTCGTCGGTGGCAGCTCTGTCTAACAAGAGCCAGCAAATCGCATTGGCGATTGTCGTCTTCCCCGTCCCGTTAGCTCCGTATATATCCGTGTTTTTTCCATCAAAATGGATAGTTAGCTCCTTGATACTACGGAAGTTTTCAAGTTGTAATTCCAGCAGTTTCATTGTGTTTTTGCTCCATTTCTGCTACACTAGTAGCAATTTAAGTATTTGTTTTACTGTTGAAACCGCACCTGTTGCCGCAGATGCGGTTTTTTCTTTGCCATGTTTCGTGCCGTACTCATAAGATGATGATTGCCATCGCAATGATTAGGTATACCGTGAAGGCTCCGATGCCTATCTTTATGCCTTCTTTTAGCGTGACTTTGAAGTCGTCCGGTTCTTCTTCAAGGGCCGGCATCGACTCGGCGGCCTGTAGTTCGTAATACCGTCGATTGATCCACGCAGCCGGAGCTGTGAGTTCTATTTGTTTCCGCATCACTTTACGCTCCTTTTCTAAATTCTTGAATGGCTAATATTAATGTCAGTATCACTACTACCGCACTCGTTCCGATTGCCAAGACTTCCATGTGATTTGCTCCTTTCTGCCTTCCATGCCCAATATTCATCACGGTTCTCTCGAATCGCCTGAAGTATGTACCAAGTTAAGTAATGCATTTGTTCACCTCTTTCTATAGAATTAAATTCTAGTTTTTAGGGCCAAAAAAAATATAATCAATAGGCATGTCGTACGCAGCAGAAATTCTTTCTTGAAATATGGGATTAACGAGTCCAGAGTTCTTTTCCCATTTCATTAAAGTATCCTTTCCAATTCCAATTTTCTTTGCCGCTTCTATAAGAGTGAGTTCAGCATTAACTCGAGCAGCTCTAAGAGAAATTTGCATATCATCACCTCCTTTCCAAATGTATATTTTATATGTCAAATATTACTAGAATTTATTTCTATTGTCAAGAAAAACATTCTATGTTTTTAGATGGCCAATTGACAATTTTAGAAAATTATTCTATTATTACCCCGTAGATCTAAAATATTTATTGTAATAAAGGAGCTTTTATATGCCCACTGAAGATGATATAAAAAGATTGTTCAGTCACAGACTGTCATCCCTAATGTCGGAAAGAAATATTAATCAACGTGAAATAGCACAAGTCGTCGGAGTAAGTGAGTCAACCGTAGGCAAATGGTTGCTATTAAAAGCTATCCCTAGAATGGGTGTAATTCAGAAGTTGGCCGATTATTTTAATGTTGGTAAAACTTACTTCTTGGAGGCTGAATCGGAACAACCAGGCTACTATGCGGACCCGGAAGTTGCTGAACTTGCCGAAGAGTTGCGAACAAACCCGGATTTAAGAGTTCTCTTTAGCAGCAGCCGTAATTTGACGAGGGAACAAATGCAAGAAGCATATAATTTCATCAAATTCTTAAAAATGAAGGAAGAAAATAAAGTACATGACGATTAATATAATTTTCGCTTCTATCCCGCACGCCAAGGCTTCCGCAACGGCAAACGCCGACGGCAGCTATTCCATTATCGTCAACAAGTCATTATCTCAAGAACAGGCGAAAAAGGAAGTTCTACATGAGCTTGGTCACATTGTTGGCGACGATTTCGGAAAAGATATGCAAGCCAGTATGATCGAAGAGATGATTCGCCGGAGCAATATTGTTCCCGATAAAGTCGCCGAAAACGTCGAGTTTTACTATCATGTGGTATAGAGGGAAATTTTAAAATATAAAAATATTTTAGGAGGTATTCAAATGTTTTGTGAACAATGTGGTAAACAAGTATCAGAAACGGCTAAATTTTGCTCTAATTGCGGAGCCCCTGTAGCTCGTGAACAGATGTGTGAAGAGGTGCAGATTGAACACCCCATAGACTCAACGCTATCCTCTTCTACTAATTCCGAAAATGCCCTCATTGAACAACCGAGTGCTGAAAAAACGTTGCCTGTTTACAACAAGGAAGCAAACGGCGTTACTTTCAATGCCTTTGAGGTTGCTTTAGAAACGGATCCCTGGCAAAAAGGAAGTGCCGGCACTCTCGCTTTTAGCCAAGCTGTCCGGAAGCTGACAGGTTGCGGAATTTTTAAGGCCGCCAAAATCACGGAACAAGTTCGCACTGACGAAACATTGAAGGCAATGGTAACCGCATATAAATCGGGCATGTCGGTATCATTTAACACCTCGGATGAACCCAAGGAGCCTATAGATGGTGAGTTGCGTTGCCCTAAATGCCACTCAAAACACATTGAGTTCGACAAGAAAGGATTCCAAGCCGGCAAGGCTATTGTTGGTGGGTTATTAACCGGAGGGATCGGTATTGCTGCCGGTTGGCATAACCGTAATAGACGAGTTGGCGTATGCTTGAAGTGTGGGCATCGTTGGAAAGTATAGTGGTAGTTTCTATACCAAACACATAAATAGAAAGGAGGTTTGACGAAAGACCGCTTGCATGCTAAACTACGTGTATGGGATCTGGGGAGGCTATATTTTTATAGCTGCAACCTGGAAAGAGTCCGTACACATTATCGTGTGCGGACTCTTTCGTTATATATGAAACCGTTTAGAACTTATGAACAAATGCTTGAGTTACTTATTGAAAGGAATTTACTTGCATCAGATGTAAATGAAATTCCTGTTTTAACAGAAATAAATGGGATTCCATCTATTTCTAATTCAGGCCGACAAAATGTAATTAATATTTTAAAAACGTATGGTTACTACAATATCGTAAATTTGTATAATAAACCATTCATAAATAATGATGGAACATTTTCAGATAACATAGACTTTTACAAACTATTTAGTCTACATGAAATTGATGCCCAGATTAAACTTATCCTGTATAGTCCTTTATTCCAATCTGAACAACGGCTAAAGACGACTATAGCCTATGAATTTTCAAAAAAATACGGACCATTTGATAACATGGATATGACGTCTTATATAGAGCCTTACTTAGACCCTAGAAATTTTAAAAGCTTTGTACCTCGTGACAAGCATACGGAAAAGCGTTTTCAAGTTATTCATCAATTATCACGCGTTCTTGAAATAAATCACTCATATCCACCTTTTAAACACTATAGGGAAAAACATCATCATATACCGATTTGGGTTTTAGTCAATAAACTAACGTTCGGGGAAATCAAAAATCTTTATTATGTGCTTAACATTCAGGATTCTATAGCAAAAGAGTTTCACACTACGCCGTCTCAATTACGGGGCATGATAAATATATTACACGCAATCAGAAATGACTGTGCACATGGAAGTAATTTCTTTCATCAACCATATCCCGCATTAAAAAAGCATATTCAATTATTTGAAGATTTTAGCGCAGAATACGGATTTAATAGCGCACGCCCTATGGGAAATCTCTTTATGATTCTGTGTATCTTTAAGCATTTTCTTTCAAACTCATCATATCTGCAACTATGCGAGTCTATCATTAACACTGTATTCGCCATGATGTTTAATACCCCCATCCCCACAATTACAGAGTATATGTGTGAAAAACTAGGCGTGTATACCTTGGAAGACGCCATTGATAAATCAATGTTTTTAGTTAAGTATCAACTTCAATGACCTATGCCTTTACAACAAAAAATCCCCCGATGTGTTGCAGCACATCGAGGGCAATCCATAATCCCCTCCCAGAAGGGTCGATTACGCTATAAGTATATCACATCGGCCCTTTTTACAACAGAAAGGACTGATTTTTTTATGTCGAAAATTGCAGTAATCTACGCACGCTATTCTTCGGACCGTCAACGAGAAGAGTCTATAGAAGGACAAATCCGAGAATGCAAGGCATATGCCAAGAAAAACGGCATTACCGTAATTAGGGTCTATTGCGACCGTGCCATGACCGGCAAAACCGATAAGCGACCTGAATTTCAGGCCATGATTAAAGATGCTAAAAAGCAGGACTTCGATTACGTCTTGGTCTACAAATTAAACCGCTTCGCACGCAGTCGTTATGACAGCGCTAGGTATAAAAACGTGCTAAAGCAACACGGGATTCGTGTCATCTCAGCTATGGAAAATATAGCCGAAGACTCTAGCGGCATTTTATTAGAGTCTGTGATTGAAGGCTTAGCCGAATACTATAGCGCTGAACTTGCTGAAAACGTTTTACGAGGCATGACGGAAAATGCCCTCGAATGCAAATGGCCCGGGGGTATCGTGCCGCTTGGATTTAAGCTCGATAAGAACAAGCATCTTGTTATAGACGATGACAAGGCGTTTATTGTACGTGAAATATTCCAGTCCATTATCGACGGCAAGCGTACATCTACTATTATTGATGAATTAAATGCCCGGCATTTAAAAACCGCAGCCGGCAAACCGTTTCGCAAGAACAGCTTGGAAAAAATCCTTAAAAACGAACGTTACACGGGTACGTTCGTCTGGAAGGACATTCGCAAAGAAAATGCCCTTCCGGCCATTATCACCAACGACATGTTCAACGCAGTTCAGAAGATTTTAAAAAATCGCAAGAAAACTCGCAGCCGAGTATGTAGCGATAACTATCTTATATCAGGCCGTTTGTTCTGCGGTCTCTGTCACGAAAAAATGATAGGCATGTCAGGACGGTCTGTGACAGGCCTTCCTTATTATTACTATGCTTGCAGCAATCGGCGTAACCGCATCGGAAAATGCCATACGAAAAATATCCGCGCCGATAAGCTCGAAGAATTGGTTGTCGATACGACAATTAATATCCTGTCTGATGATACAGCCATAGAATACATTGCCAAGCAAGCCATTGCGGCACAAGAAGAGAATCGAGCGCAATCCTCTATCCCGGCTATTAAAGAAGAAATAAAAGAGTTATCCAAGAAGCTCAAAAACTGCATTCAAGCCGTCGAAAACGGTATTATATCGCAAACCATAGCCGAGAATATACCCATGTATGAAAAACGCCTTGTAGAGCTAAATTCGGAGCTTTCTGACGAACTCGAAAAAGACAACGACCTTAAAGTCGACGAAGATATGATCCGGTTCTTCTTTGAGCGGCTTGTTCAGCGCACAAAAAAAGAGACCAAGTTCAAGAGCTTGCTACTCTCAACTATGGTCCGCTGCGTGGTCATTTATGATGATTATATTGAAATTCAGTACAACTACAAAAAAGAACTACCTATCCTTACCAATCCGGTGAGGATAAATAGTTCGATTTTGTTCGCTGTGGTGGGCGATGACAGGATCGAACTGCCGACATCTTGCTTGTAAGGCAAGCGCTCTCCCAGCTGAGCTAATCGCCCGA